AAATCAGTTAACCCTTCAACGTTTACACCTTGCGCCGAAAGTGCATTGAATGCCGAACCAGATTTTTTAAGCGATTCCGAAACATCCAAATCCCGAGTATCTGCAAATAAGTTTTTCAGCTTTCCAAATTCAGTAATTGCGCTTTCAACACCACCCGAAAAATCACCACCTAATGCAACGGCGAATTTATTTGCTTCAATGGTGAATCCTTTCAGATCCTTTTTTGCGATTCCTAAACGACCTCCAATTTCTGCAATCGTTGTAATATCTTCAATGCTCGATCGGGTTTTAGTTGACATTTCCAGAATATCGTCGCCGAACTTCTTGAGTTCCCTGCCTTGCATTCCAGTTGTTTTGGCAACGTCCGCCATGCGATCCTCAAAATCAACCGCTTGTTTTGCTGCAACAACAAGTGGCGCTCCAATTAACAAACCAGTAACTGCAGCCTTGCGACCAAATGCAAACGCTTTTTGTCCAGCATTAGCAACCGTGTTTTGCATGGCCATTACCTTTTGGCTCATTAGGTCCTTTGCCGCGAATATTGTAGTAACTACATTTGGTGCCATATTTTACTTTTGTTTTGGCTTTTGTTTTTCAATATGAAATAGCCATGTAAATAAACCGAAAGCGTCCATATCATCGAGATACAGACGCTTGCAATAATGTGGTGTCCACTCAAAGTGCATAACAACGTTTTGAATTGCACCGTCAATTGAACTGATTACGCCGTATTCTTTGCCGTTTTCATTTTCAATTATAGAAAAAAAATCGCAATTGCATCTGCAACCTGTTTATCAACAGTATCGAGCGCTCGAATTACGTTCACTGGCTTTTGAGTAAGCCCGCAAAGCATAACCAAGTTTGAAGTTTCAAAAGCATCAGCGCCTTTAATTCCTCGCTTGTATGGTTCCAATTTCGCATCGTTGATACGTGGAACGAAGTCAATGTGCGTAATGTTACCACCTTCACCAATTGGAAACGATAATTCATAACTGAACTTGAAATCCTCCTGCAATACCAATTGGCCCTCAGCTACTGCGTCAACCAAAATCTCAATAAACGTTTTCAAACTCTCACGGCGATTTGATTTGATCTTTTTGTGATCCAACCAATCATTTACCGTTTGAGTTGCAATCTCGTAACTTACTTTTTCCATGTTTCGATTTGATTTGATTTAAATTACTTGTTAAAGAATGCGCTTCATTTCACCGCCTGAAATTTTAAGCGTAAAAGTCGCTGCATTTGAATCCAATTGCAAGTCACCAACTGGTTTTCCAGTAATACCGTAAATGTTTCCGTTCAAAAGTGAAACAGTCCATTCAGCCGCAACTGGATCCTGTGACAAATTCTTTACAGTTTGCAAGTCGCTATTCAATCCGTCTGTATTGTTTGCAACTACAATTTCAGCAAATCCACGAACGCGGTTCATTTGGTAAATTGGTTGACCTGCACCATCAATCATTGCAGCATCGTCGCCGGTTCTAACACCTCCTAAATCGAAAGTGTTAGACTCGCCTGCTTTTGGATAAAACACACCCGTTCCAAGTGTCGGGTGATTGTATCGTACTTCGTTAATATCTCCTCCAGTAGCCATATCGCTATTGTATTTTAGTTATTGAAATTAAATCCAGCCTCAGCCGTTGTGCTTGCAATTCGAGCGAATCCAGTACGCTTGTATTTAAAGAATGTTTCAAAGCGATCTGGGTTTGTTGAACTGATGTTCACCTCCAATGATTCGTTTGAAAATTCAGGATCAGCAACCAACCCATTTAAAGCCAAATCAGCAAAGAATTTGTTCAAAATCTGAACCCATTGCGCTGGCTTAATTACTTTTTGAGCGGTTACCGTTGTGTTGTTTGGTGCAATTGCGTGACCAACAACATTGATCTGCTCCAAAAGGTAGTACTTGAATCGAACGTTGAAATCAATTGTCAAGTTTCGAACGTAGCGATATTGTGGCGGTGTTTCACCGTCTGGATGGTACGTTGTAACAAAGTCACAAACTGAATATACGCCTCCAATCAATTCAACAGTTGAGTGGCCAAGTTTAACAACCGCGTCACGGTTAACCCAACTTGACATATATCCGATTGAATCCGGAGCTGGCATATCTGGCAACAATTTACCAGAAATATCCAAGTGAGGATTATCTTGCGATTGACGTGCTTGTAAAAATGCGTAGTTTGCAGCAGCTTCAAGCGGGTGACCATCCGATAACGGAGCTGGACACATTGCAATTGTCACTTGTGTTTTACGTGCGTCTGTGAACGTTGTTTCACCGTTTTCGTCCGTGGTACCTGTGAACGCAAAGAATGGCTTCATTACCGTTCCTGTAAATCGTCCAGTTGGATTTGTTACGTCTGGAACTCCGTTGAATGTTTCCAATGAAGAAACAACATCTGCTTGAGTTCCGTAAGTGTTGACAACAATTGTGTTCCAAGTATTCTCAAACAACGCAAGCGAAGCGTCAACGTCTGGCGTTCCCGTTCCGTTTTGTGTGCTTGTAACGGAATAAGTCAAACCAGCATCATTTCCGTTAGTATCAATTGACACAACAACATCATTTGCGGTTAAACCTTTCCATTTTGTGGTTAAAGTCGCCGTGTAATCGTCCTCACTTGCTAAACATGGAGAACTTAAAGCGTTGTTAACCACATCTGCAATTTTGGCAACAATATCTCCAGTCGTTTCACCAATCAAAACAGGATAAGAATAAGTTGCACCATCGATTGAAGATCGACCTCCAATCTTAACCGTGTGAGTTGCATTTGAAGTAGCAACTCCGATAACGTCGATTTCGTAAATCTTTGCCGTTGCTCCAACTGCTTCAAGTTGTGGGTAAACAACCGTTGGAATTCCAGCGACGCCAATTCCGTTTGACGGTCGCAAAATTCGCATTGCCATGTGAATTGGTGAGCCGAATCCAAATAATTCACCTGCTTGTTTTGCCGTTGTGATTGTAACTGGAGTAGATGGATCAATACTCGCTTGATTTGCGGTGTTTCCCTCTCCAATGATTGCGATTCGCTGTGGGAGGTTCGGCGTACTGTTCCCGAAATTACCTTTCGTGATCTTGTAACCTACAACCTGCGAAACAGCCTCCGTACCTACTGCATCTGATGCCATAACTTATTCGAGTTAATTTTACTTTTTGAATTTCAAATGTACGCAAAAAAAATTATATCAAACCTGAAAATCAATTTTTTGAAAAAATCGAAATTTTTTTTTCACTTTTTTAATATTAATAGTAATTATTAGACTTAAAATACTATTTTATCAAACTTAAAGAAAAGAAACTCTCCAAAGAAAAGAAATGGTTTTAGGTACTTAAAACAATGAATAAACTTAATTATTAAGTTGTTTTGACCTAAAATCAACAAAAGTTCCAATTTTTTTATTCAAATTTCGCCCAAATTAACCATTAAACTACTTAATAAATTAAGTTTATAGGCTATTTACGGCGCGAAAACGGCTTAAAAGTGACGGAAAAACATGGATAAACTTAATTATTAAGTTATTCGCTTATTTTCGGCACGTTTATACGTCGATTAATTAATTCAGAAAAAATATTTTGCAAAATACTTGACTTTATTAATTAATTAAGTAATTTAGCAAAATAAAAACAAAAACACAGTAACATGAAAAACGAAAAATATCCATCCGATCCACGCATTGTATTTGTCTTAATTGCATTTATCGCCATGCTTATTTTGCATATTGCTTGTATTACGTATTTGATAAATTCAAACAAATTAATTTACATTTTCATCAAATAAATTTACACCACAAAAATGAAAATTGCAGTAATAATACCAGATAGAGGTGATCGACCTGAGTTTTTAAAAAATTGTTTACGCATGATGAAAGCGCAAACAATTCAGCCTGATTTTTTGCAGGTTGTTGACTACAAACCGCTATCGGATAAATGCGATATTACGCAACGCTATCGCATTGCATACCACGGATTGGATGGATTGAATTTTGATTGTATTTTGTTCATCGAAAATGATGATTGGTACGCGCCAAATTACATTGAAACAATGATTACATTGTGGCACATTAACGGACGTCCTGAATTGTTTGGAACGAATTACACGTACTATTACCACATAGGAATAAAGAAGTACTTTAAATTCACGCATTTCAGACGTGCGAGCATGATGAACACGTTGATTAAACCAGACTTGAATATCAGTTGGCCCGTTGACGAATATCCGTACACTGATGCTGCATTGTGGCAAGTGGATCAATTGAACATCAAAAACAAAGATATTAAGCGCAGGTTGTCTGTTGATCCAGGTACAATCATTTCGCTTGGAATTAAACACAATGTTGGAATGCCTGGAGGGAATTACCATGGCAACCGACTTGAAAAATACAACGTTTGCGATGCTGATTTTAGTTTCCTAAAATCGGTAATGGACAACGAATCATTTAACTTTTACAAATCACAACATGAGAAAATTCAAAGTCAATTCAGATAGAATTGTTGGTATTAACGGCAAATTGTACGTTAGAGGTCAAGAGATTGAAGAAAGCCAAATTAACCCAAGCGCATTGCATCGCTTTATTGCGTCAAAGCGTTTGATTGAGGTTAAAGATTATTCAATTCCGTCAAATCGAAAGATTAAGTTGGCGATTGTTACGAGTGTTTGGGGACGTCAAGATGTTATTCAAATGTTTATTCAAGGAATTAATAATCTAATTGATAATTGTAAAGAATTTGAAATTTATTTAATTGTTTCAGGATCTCATCAAGATGAAAATCATGATTATAGTCTTGGTGCTTTTGAATATTCAATATTTGAGCATTTAAATTTGGATTATAAATACATCGAAATCCCAAACGAACCTCTTGCTGCAAAAGTGAACGCCACTACATACGCTGCGGGTAAATTAGGCGTTGATTACGTTTTGTGCATGGGTTCGGATGACATTATTTCGCCTGAATTACTGAACGAATACGGCAAATTAATGCGCAAAGGAATTGATTTCATTGGAGTGACTGATTTCTATTTTTACGATACAGTTTCAAAGCGTTCATTGTACTGGGGTGGCTATACTGAACCAAACCGCAAAGGACACACCGCTGGCGCCGCTCGTTGCCTTTCGGCTCGCTTGCTTGACCAATGGAATTGGATGCCGTGGGAAAACAAAGATTCGTTAATGCTTGACAAATCCATGCAGGACAAATTGAAAGTTACGCCACACACGATTGAAACATTCTCGATGAAATCAAAAGGTTTGTTTGCCGTTGACATTAAATCAAGCACAAACATGACGCCATTTGAAAAATGGAACAATTCAGATTTCATTGATAACGCAATTTTGCAAAAACAATTCCCTTATATTTTTTGATTATGTGTGGAATAAATGCCGTAATAAACGGCTCACTTGAACAATTAACCAACATGACGCGCGCAACACGTAGACGTGGAATAAAAACGGAAATAAACACGATTAGAAATGCGCACGTTGGTTTTGCATATTTACCAATTACAGACGAACAACGCTCAAGCGCGCACTTTCGATACGATAATGTTTGTGTGTTCCTTAATGGCTACATTTCGAATTATTTTGAACTTGCCACGAAGTACCAAATTCCAGTACACACAACAAGCGATACGGAGGTGCTTGCAAAGTTTTTGGATAAATTCGAAGGTCAACGATTGAACGAATTGAACGGCTTTTTTTCTGTTTTGTATTATGACAATCGCAAAGGTTGCTGGATTGCATTTACGGACCGTTATGGAATTAAACAACTGTATTCATACAAAGACGCGAATGGAACGGAATTTATCAGTTCTGAGGTTAAAGGAATACTCGCAGCGAATCCGCAAATTGAATTTGATCCATTTGGAATTGACGATTGGAAAACAACGTTAGGCGTCATGAATTCAGAAACAATTTACAAAGATGTTCGACGTGTGGAAAAATTACACTTCAATACGAACGTTCCGAAAATTGAAATCACTTACGATGAAGCTGTATTTAAGTTAAACGACCTTTGGATGAAAGCGGTAAAACGTAACCGTTACAATGGCCAAATTGGTGTTTATTTGAGTGGTGGAATAGATTCTGGAATGATTGCGAAATCGTTTCAACCCGATTATTGTTTTTCGATGGATTATATGGAAGAAAGATATTCGGAAATTGATTTAATCAAAAAGAATTCAGTTGGAATGCACCACGTTTTAATCGACAATCCACAATTCGCTCAAATGTATGCGAATAAAACAATGGACGCTTTAGACGATTTAAAAGCAGGATCATGTTATACGAATTTTGCGCTTGCTGAACTTGCGTCGAAGTATGTTAAAGTTGTTTATTCTGGAGCAGGTGGCGATGAATTCTTTGGAGGCTATCCGCATAGGAAAAATAAAGATGTTCTTGAAATTCTGAATAGAACTAACTACGGAAGAAGAAAAATAGTAAATGAAACGCTAAATGTTTCTAATGATGATGTTCTTTTCGAATACGACCTAAAATTTCTACAAGCTGTGTTAATTGTTGAGGATCGAATGAGTGGATGGCACACAATGGAAACGCGTTATCCGTTACTTGACAATGATTTAGTTGATTTTGCGTTGTCACTTCCAGACGAATACAAGGAAAACAAACGAATTTTAAAAGATATTTCTGGATTGCACCCAGATGTAATTGCAGGAAAAAAGCGCGGGTTTTCGAATCCGTATTTTACTAACGATGAGTGGGTTGATTTCACTCTTAAAAACTTGAAACGATGAAAGCACAGGAATTGAGAATTGGGAATTTTGTTGAAATTTTAACAACAACTAGAGATACTATGATTCCGTTACCAACTGGTAAATATGGTGAAATAAACAGAGTTAGTTTAGATAAAGTTCAGATAAAATATGTGTTTGAAACAAACACTGAAAAACATGTTGTTTTTAATCGTTCATACAATACAATTAAACCAATCCCACTAACTGAGGAATGGTTGGTAAAGTTTGGGTTTTATAAAAGATATGGTAGTTACATATGGATAAAGATATTAGCTGGAGATGATACTGATTATCCAATTACTCTACAGTTTACAAACAACCATACTGCTATGCAAATTTGTAGATCAGGAATAGGAACTCAATGCGCACCTTGTTCATACGTCCACCAACTACAAAACCTTTATTTCGCATTAACTGGAGAAGAATTAACGATAAAAAGAAACTCATGAAACAAGACATCTACAACAACGATTGGATTAACATTGACGGAAATCAAATCCATAAAACAGCCATCATTCACAAAAATGTGAAATTAGGCAAAGGCAACATTATTGGGCCGTATTGCGTAATTGGTTCAAATGGCGAAATTCGAGGAAAAGAATTTAATTCGTTCATGGGTACCGTTCACATTGGTAACGGAAATGTAATATCCGAACACGTGACCATTCAACGGCCACACGAACACGGGAAATCAACAATCATTGGAGACAATAATTTGATCATGGCGCACGTGCACATTGGGCATGATGTTTATGTTGGCAGCAATTGTGAGATTTGCACCTCATCTGTAATTGGTGGCTATGTTACAATTTACGACAATGCGAAAATCAAACTCAATTGCACCGTTCGAAATCGTTTGATCATTGGTGCAAATGCTATTGTTGGAATGGGTTCTGTTGTTACTCGCAGCGTTTCAAATTTTGCGGTTGTGTACGGAAATCCAGCAAAGGAAAAGGAAATCGAAATTGAATTAACACTTGAAAAATCAGATTTCTTCATTCCCGAATCAATTAAAATGTTTGTGTTTTGGCTTGCGATTATTGCAGGAACGTTTTTTGGAATTGTTCACTTAATTGATTGGTTGTCATGAAACTTGCAATGCTTTACACCACATGGACAGGCGACGACATGGCAATGCTAAAAGATTCGATTGAGAATCATTTGCCGTATGTGGATGGTGTTTTGGTGTTTATGGATGAATGTTCGTTGAACATGGAGCATTGGCCATTTGCTGAAAAACACCGTATTGATTTCCAATTAAGCAATTCAAAGGTTCAATTGTTTCGAATTTCTGAAAATGAAATGCAATTTGGAAACACTAAAGAATGTGAACGATTTAAGCATGATAAAATGATACAAGAGGCTAAAAAGCAAGGCTTCACGCACTTTATTTTGTCAGCTGGAGATCATTTCTACAATCCTGAAGCATTTGAAATTGGAAAACGCCACTTTAGCGAATTTGATACGGATGTTTCGTTAACGAAAATGATAACGTATTACCGAGATAAGCAAACCGCTGTTTGGCCATTGGAGGATTACTATATGCCGTTCATTCACAAAATGCACCCAAACACGGAAATTTCAAGAAATACAACATATTTGTTTCGTGTTGATCCATCTGTAAAAGTGAATACTTCATACAGAATACACCTGTTCGATGAGTTTTATTTGCATCATTATTCCATGGTGCGTAAAAACATTAAACGGAAATTTCGCAATGCTGCAAGTTCAATCAGATGGACAAACGATCAAATCAAAACGTTTATTTCGGAGTTTGAAAATGCAAAGATTGGCGACAAAATTACATACTATCAAGGCAGGGAATTAAAAAACATTGACGAAGTATTGCAATTAATCAAAGAATTGCCTTAACTTAGTCGCGCAACTCACTTGGTTAGGTTTCATGGAGTACATGATGTTTTTGTTTGAAAAAGTCGGATTTCGGTCCGGCTTTTTTGTTTATATTTGTACAGGTGTATTTTTTTAAGCATAAGAGGTTGTTAGGTTATGGTAAAAGCGGTGTAAAAACCGCTTTTATTTTTTATTCAATACGAGCTTTGCAAAATCGGCCCATGTTGGGTTTTTCACTCCTGGAACTTTAACTTCTTTGAATAGGTCCATGACGAACAAATCGCGCGCAACCATGTTGTAAATACGGCAATCGAAAAAGTGGTTTTGTGCATTTGCGGTTACTTTTTTCCAAATAAAACGCTTCGTTTTTTCGTCGACAATTTTATGTTCTGCATCGAAATGATTAAAGAATCCACTATCTGAATAAAAGCCGTTTTCAGGCTTTGGAAAGTTCATGAAATCATTTGGTTGTTTAAACGCTCCCGTTCTGGACCACTTCAAGCTTGTGTGAGTGGAAAGTAAATCCTTGTACCTGTTAACATTCACGATCCAAAGTTTTGCGTGTTCTTTTGAAATCATTACAGGCCTTGAATCTCCATCGATGAAAATTCCAGAATCGTGTTGTTTGTCACCTTTCAATCCGTAAACTCGGTAATTGGTGTTTTCAATGTATGGATATGAGTATTGTGTGTAAGGCGCTGTATCAATTCCAGCTGATAGGATTGGTAAAAAACGACCCGTATCGGTTTCGATTTTCTTTGAAAGTAGTTTGTCAACTTCCAACCAAACAGAATTTTCAACGCCATGTTCATAGCTTTTTATTTCGCGGTGTTCATGGTTATAACCGTCCGTCCTTAAATGTGACGGAACAAAGGATCCGATTGATCCATGAGCAACTGAATATGATGCTCCACTTTCGGACCATGCAACTATTTCCCAGTCCATGCGCGCATCGTCAATAAAGTTTCGTTTCACGTCTTCGATTGTTCCGTTCATATCTGATCCAAACGTAACAAGAATAATTCGCCCGTTTCCATCTGCTATGGATTGACGTTCTGGAATTTTCCACATGGAATAATCGCGAACGTTTGACTTTAATTTTTCGGCGTCAATTGTGGTACCTTTTGGCTCGTATGGTAAGCCTAAACAAAGGTTATAATGCGTTTTTAGTTTTTCTTCGTCTGGAGCTTGGTTTGGTGGATTTGCAACAAGATACTTTCGCACGTAATCCTCCCAACCATCCATTTGAATTGGTGCGTAAAGTGCTGAAATATGATAACTTAAATACGTTGAATCGGTTGGTTTTGCTGTTGGAATCCACTTTCCATCGCGAAGCATTTGCATTTTCTTTGCATCGGTAAAAAACCCGTCACATTTCTGGCAGGTGTAACCCGTTGAACCATCAATATAATTGAAGTTTTCATCCAGTTTGTAAGTAATTCCAGCTTTTTTATTTGGTATTATTTCGCTGTCAATTTCCCATTCAAGAACAATAAATTCACCACAACACGGGCACGGTACATGATATTTGCGTTGATCGCCTTTTAAGTACTCAGGTTCAATGTTGGATGTTTCCTTTTGCTCCGGAGTGGAAATGAAAAACACTTTTTTATCTTTTCCGAACGATACGAAACGTTGCATAACAAGTGGAACCGTCGAACCGGATTCTTTCGACGCACCTTTCATAGATTCTAAATCGTCCAAAAATCCGTATTTCTTTGAGATCTGTCGAATGGCTTTGTGGTTCGCACTTCCCATTGTAAGCACACCGCCGTCAAATTCTTTGGAACGGTCTTTATCTCCGGATTTATTGTTTTTCGCACGGTTGGCCATTGATCGAATCGCACCGCTTGCACGTAACCCAGTTGAATCCAACATTCCATCAATTCGGTTCATGGCTTTTTCGACAAGGTTGTCGTGACCAACCAAAAATAAAATGTTTGCAGGTGCTTGAGAAATGATCCAGCCTATTCCGTTCTCAATTACACCAGCTGAAAATCCGATTTGTGCGCCTTTCATTACGGCGCAATGTTGGTAGGGGTTTGACGGGTGTAAAAAGTTAATGATTTCGCGTGTGTATGGTGTGGTATCGTAAGAGAATAAACCTTGAATACTTGAATCGCTTGTGCTCATGTAGCGGTGTTGTTCCGCCCAATCGGACGGCATAATGTTTGAAATCTGATGATCTGCAGCATCAACAATTTCATCTATTATTTTTGACCAGTCAATCATTTACTGTAATTATTCTGTTTCATCTTCTAATGCAAGCTCAGTTTGTTTGTTTCCAATGGCGTTTTTGAGTTGAACTTTACTTTCGGCAATGGCTTTTGAGTGAATCGAGTTCAAACCTGCAACGGCTTTGGCTAATATTTTTGTTCTTTGTTCGTTTGACATTCCGTTTTCGTGGCAAAATTCAGTTATTAATTGATCCTGAAATGACTTGTAATTGTTGCTTATTGACTTTCCAAGTGTTGCCATGATGGTTTTTACCATGGGAATTGGAATATTACCACCTGCTAAAACGGCTAATTTAATTCGTGCGAGTTCAGTATCAACCAGCTTTTTTTCAATTTCAGCTTGTGTTTTTTCAATTTCAAGTTCATACTTTGAGATTTCGGTTTTCTCTTTGACCTTTTCAAGTTTCTTCGAACCTCTCGATTTTGTTTGAGGTTGTTGAACTACTTGAACAGGCTGTTGAACTTGAACGGGTTGTGCTGTTTTTTCTTTTCGAATATCCAGGTACCGTTTTTTGAAATCTGCATTCACGGGGTGGCGATCATCGATCATTCCGTTTGAATCGAGTATAATTTTCCCACGATCAATGTTTGATTTGATGATTTGCCGTGGGTTTTTGTCAATTCCCAGGAATGCAGCGAACTCGTTACGGGTGTATTTTCCCATATTAACGGTTGTTTTTCTGTTGCCATCGCTTCAATTTGCGTCGATTTCTTCGCGAAAGCTCCATCTTTGCGCTCTTTGCGCGCTCCACGCTTGCGTTGAAATCATTCACAATTGAAACATCAACCTTTTTCATTTGTTTGAAAACGGCAATTGATCCAAAAATAAAGGCTAAAATGAACAATATCTTTTGACGCCAAAGCAAAGAATCGATGTTTGCGGTCCAAATTGAGCAAGTGAGAAAACCAATTTGCAACAACCAATAGGCGAACTTGACAACTCTAAAATGTAAACGTTTACTTTCCATGTAATGCTTGTTTTTATTGACTTCTTTCGATTTGTTTACTCCAAAAATACGGAATTTTGTAAACATTGCCGTAAACATTGGATTTAAAAAATACATTCGTGTGAAATTTCGCGGCTTCGCATTTAT